TTAGTGAACACTTTGAGTATCTGCGTATTGAAGATAGACTGAAAGTCTCAGGTAGACTTGAAGCTGACTCTGCGTCACTTCTGAATGTTCAATTTAATACTACACTGTTTGATTCACATCAACCGTATAGTGAAGGTCTGTTGTATTATGATAATGCACACAAGACTCTGAACTATAATGATGACATCACTGGTATGGTTCACGAAATTGGTATTCAAGAACACCAACGTGTTTATAATAATAGTGGTGCAACCATTAAGAAAGGTAATGCACTATACTTTAGTGGTAACTACCTATCAGGTGATATTGATGTTCCGACTATTGGTCTTGCAGACGCAACGGACGTAAACGCATATAACGCTCAAGGTATTGCTGCCCAAGATATTGCAAACAACTCTTATGGTCACTGTTTGATTGCTGGTCAATTAACCGAAGTTGATACCTCACACTTGAGTGACGGTTCAAACTTCTTCGTATCCGTGACTACGCCTGGGTCTCACCAAAACGCATCTCCGACATATCCAAACTTCCCTATGTGTTTGGGTTGGGTTGTTAAGGCTGGTGATTCAGATAATGGTATCTTACTTGTCAATCAACAGAACCACTCGGTTAACTCATTCCGTGTAAGAACTTCTGCACACATTGGTACAGACTTACAGGTTGACGGTAACTTAACGATTTTAGGTAGTCAGACCACTGTAGGTACATCTAATGTAACTCAGGGTTCTCCAATCTATCGTCTTAATGAAGGTGATGCGATTGGTGAAGCAGGAACAGTCTTTACTGGTACTGGTCTTGACGATGCCTTCTTTGCAGGTCACTTTACAGGAACTTCTTCACAAACTTACTATGTAAGAATTGATGGTGTAGGAACTGGTGCAGGTGGTGTAGATACCTTTGCTGTTGCACTTGGTAACGATAGTGCGTTTACTTCACCAGTTTTAATTAAACAGAATATTACTGGTGAACCACAACTTATTCACTCTGCCGATAATATCTCGGTTGATTTTGGTGCGACTACAGGTCACGATAGTGGTGATAGATGGGCTGGTACTGCATCTCCTGTTAATGTAGATACTGGTTTCTTCACAAACCGAAATACTGGCACAAGTGGTGTCGGTTATACCCATATGGGTCTATGGTTTGATGTCACTGACGAGAAGTGGAAAATCATTGATGAGTATGACTCAACACCTACAGGAACAATTAATGCTGCCGACTCTTCGTTCAGTCTTGCAACTCTAGTTGCAAATACGTTTGAAGGTAATCTGATTGGTGCGGTAACAGGTAATGCTCAAACCGCTTCTGCTCTTGCAACTGGTCGTAACTTCTCCTTAACAGGTGATATTACTGCAAGTGCGGTATCCTTTGACGGAACAGGTAACGTAACACTTACAACTGCATACAATCCAGGCAGTATCGTAAACGCAGATATCAATGCAACTGCAAATATCGCTGATAGTAAACTCGCAACCATTACTACTGCGGGTAAGGTAAACAACTCTGCAACGACCGCTACAAGTGCAAATACTGCTTCTGCAATTATTGCTCGTGATGCAAGTGGTAACTTTGCAGGTGGAACATTTACTGGTGAAGTGAATCGTGACGCACAGACTACAGTAACCGCTGGAACATATGGTTCTGCAACTGCAATCCCTGTAATAACAGTTGATGCAAATGGTTTTGTAGATAGTATGGGAACAATCGGTGTATCAGGTATTACTGGTGTAGACTTTAATAATTCAGACGGAACACTTACTATCAATACAAGTGGTAGTGACTTCTCTGATGTCCTTACCCTTGACCCATTCACTACTGCGGACTTGACAGAGAATACTAATCTCTATCACACAACCGCAAGAGTAAGAAGTGCCATTAGTGTAGATTCTGGCAGTGACTTGTCATACAACTCAACTACTGGTGTAATATCATTTACTGAATCGGATAGAAGTCCTGCTGATATTAGAGGATTATTCTCCGCAGGTGGTGATTTAAGTTATAACGATAGTACTGGACAATTCTCATTCACCGATTCTGCACAACATACAAGTGCAGAGATTCGTGCAATGTTCTCTGCGGGTGGAGACCTTACATTTAATAGTGGTACTGGTCAATTTAGTGTAACTAAGTTTACTACCGCAAACGCAAGAAGTTCAATCTCATTGACAGACGCTGGCGGTGCTGGTTCTGCTTCATATAACTCTGGTACTGGTGTGATTACCTATACAGGGCCGAGTGATGCGGAGATTCGTGGTAAGATTAGTGTAGATTCTGGCGGTGACTTGTCATACAACTCAACTACTGGCGTGGTATCATTTACTCAAAGAACCGATGCTCAAGTAAGAGGTCTTATCTCTGCTGGCGGAGACTTATCATATAATAGTAGTACTGGTGTCATGTCATTCAGTGAAACATATTCTACTGCAAGTGAACTTCTGACCGCAGTTAAGACTGTAGATGGCGATTCGAGTGGATTGAACGCTGACCTATTAGACGGTCAAGAGGGTTCTCATTACAGAATTAATGTTTATAACAATGCAGGCACGTTGTTAAACTAAGGATAAATAGATAAATGGCATCATATACAAGAATACAAACTAGACAAGAGTTCATTGAATATTGTCTACGTAGGTTAGGTTATCCCGTTATTGAAATTAATGTGGATGACGAACAAATCGAAGACCGTGTCAATGACGCATTGCAATTGTTTAATGAATATGGTGGGGAAGGTAGTTTTCGTGCATATATTCCATTCACAATAACACAAGCTATTATTGACCGTGGGTTTATTGATTTTGACTTAGACCCTATTACTGGTGTTACTGACCCCAATAATATTCTAAATGTTGTTCGTGTATTGCCAATTGATTCTCAAGTAGAAAGTGTTAATTTCTTTGATGTAAAATATCAAATGCGTCTTAACGATATGTGGGATTTGAACACTGGTGTCGGAGACCTTGCATACTATGAACAAATGCAACAGTATCTCTCTACTATTGATATGAAACTAAGCGGCACTCCTCAGATTCAGTTTGTTCGTGCAGGTAATACCTTGAATATCTTTGGTGATATTTCTGGAAGTAAGGGTGACCTACAAGCTGGTGATAAAATTTTAATGGAAATGTATTTTACAACTGACGCAAATGTCAATGGTAAAATCTATAATAATATCTTCTTAAAAGAATACGCAACCGCACTTATCAAAGAACAGTGGGGACAGAATCTTATTAAGTTTGAAGGAATGGTATTGCCTGGCGGTGTTCAGTTGAATGGTAGACAGATATTTGAAGATGCACGACAAGAAATAGAAGTAATTCGTCAACGAATATATAATGAGTATGACACACCACCAGACTTCTTTGTAGGATAACATAATGGCAACGAACCCGTATTTTAAACAAGGTGTTCGTTCTGAACAGACCGTTTATGAGGACATTATCATTGAAGCCCTCAAAATGTATGGTCAGGATGTGTATTACCTTCCACGAGAAATCATCAATCAAGATAACATCTTTCTTGATGACGTACCGTCACGTTTCGGTTCTTCTTATAAAGTTGAAATGTATATTGAGAACACCGAAGCATTTGATGGTGAAGGTGACCTGTTCACAAAATTCGGTATCGAATTAAGAGACCAAGCTAATTTTGTTGTTTCTAGAAAGAGATGGAAACAACTTGTCGGTACTCGTCTAGCTGAGAACAACTTCCGTCCTCGTGAAGGCGACCTAATTTATCTGACACTATCTAAATCTATATTTGAGATACGTAGAGTAGAAACCGAAACTCCATTCTATCAGTTATCAAATCTACCCACATTCCGTATGCAGTGTGAGTTATTCGAATATAATGACGAAGACTTTGATACAGGTATTGATGATATCAATAAAGTTGAAGAAGAGTCAGCATATCAAATTTCATTGACAATGGATTCTGCGGCAGGATATGACATTGGAGAAACCGTTACTCAGGTATTTGAAACATATAGTATGAAGGGTGAAGTTATTGATTGGTCTGATTCTGATGGTATTCTTCAACTTGCACATGTTGGCGCTACCGATGGTAAGTTCCACACATTTAACACATCAAGACTTATCACTGGGGACACCTCTGGTGCGAAAGCAAATGCAACACTAGTCGCTGAACTACAGAATATTCAAAGAGATGCACAGAACGCTATCTTTGATGATTTTGAAGGGGACTTCTTGGACTTCAGTGAGTCTAATCCATTCGGAGACATATCATAATGTTTGGCACATGGTTTTATCATAAGAGAGTAAGAACAGCCGTATCTGTATTTGGTTCGATGTTCAACAACCTATATGTTCTAAGACAGAACAGTTCGGGCGAAACTATTTCTCAAGTAAAAGTTCCGTTATCCTATGCACCCAAAAGAAATTTCATCTCACGATTAGAAGAGATGAGTAAGGGTGAGGATGCAGAACGTAGGGTTGCAATCAAGTTACCTCGAATGTCGTTTGAGATTACGAACATGCAATATGATGCAACTCGACAGTTACCCAAGAACAATAATATCTCATCCCTCGTTGAGAACAGTATCACAAGTAGACGTAAACTTTATACGTCCACCCCATACACAATATCATTTCAATTAAATATATATGCTAAATCACAAGACGATGCACTACAAATTGTAGAACAGATTCTACCATACTTTGCACCACAATATACTTTAACTATTAAACCCTTTGCTGATGTCGATACTTTGACCGAAGACGTTCCCGTTACATTATCGGGAGTCACCTTTCAAGATGACTTTGAGGGTTCGGTTGAACAACGTAGAACAATTATATATACATTAGACTTTGAAATGAAAATCTCTCTATATGGCCCAGAGTCTAATAAGAATATTATTCGTGATGTACGTAGTAATTTATTCTTACAGGAAGCTGGATTATCTGATAGTGATGTGTATATCAAAACTATAAAGGTTACACCAGACCCTTCAACCATAAGTGCGGATAGTGATTACGGATTTGTTGAAACCGACTTGGATAGTGCATAATGAGTGATAATGAAAAGAATATAAAAGACGACTACACCACCTCCCGTGACACCTATCACGATATAATTGAGAAGGGACGGGAGAGTATGGACTTGATGATTGAAGTCGCACGAGAGAGTGAACACCCCCGTGCCTTTGAGGTGTTGTCTGGCATGATGAAGAACATGGCGGATGTCACTGATAAACTGATGGACTTGAATAAGAAACACAAGGAAATCAATCAGACAGACGAACCCAAACAAATTGGTAACACAACCAATAACCTGTTCGTAGGAACTACTACAGACCTACAGAGACTTATACAGAATGAGAGAGTGGAAAAAGTAATAGATGTTGAACCCGAATCAGAATGAAAGTTATCTTGGCAATATTAATGTCAAGCGTGATGGAGTTCAACACAATTTTACTGAAGAAGAAGTCAAAGAATATATTAAGTGTTCTAAAGACCCTGTATATTTCTGTAAAAAATATCTAAAAGTTATTTCTCTTGATGAGGGTTTAGTACCCTTTACACTTTATCCCTATCAAGAGAAAATGTTTGACCACTTCAATAACAATCGATTCTCTATCGTACTTGCGTGTAGACAGTCTGGTAAATCGATTAGTTCCGTAGGATATATAATCTGGTTTGCTTGTTTCCATAGTGAGAAGACTATTGCGATACTAGCAAACAAGGGTGCAACTGCAAGGGAGATGTTGGCTCGTGTTACACTCATGTTGGAAAATCTACCATTCTTTTTGCAGCCTGGCACAAAGGCACTCAACAAAGGTTCGATTGAGTTTAGTAATAATTCTCGTATCATTGCCGCTGCTACCTCTGGTAGTTCCATTAGGGGTATGTCTGTTAACCTACTATTTCTTGACGAGTTTGCCTTTGTGGAAAGAGCAAATGAATTCTATACTTCTACATATCCAGTTATCTCAGCAGGTAAAGATACTAAGGTTATCATTACATCAACTGCAAACGGTATCGGTAATACGTTTCATAAGATTTGGGAAGGGGCGGTACAGAAGGTAAACGAATTCGTACCATTTACCGTTAACTGGTATGATGTGCCTGGACGTGACGAAGAGTGGAAAAGACAAACAATTTCCAACACGTCTCAGTTACAGTTCGACCAAGAATTTGGTAACACCTTTTTTGGTACAGGTGATACACTAATCAATGCCGAAACACTGTTATCATTTAGAGCATTCAACCCAAAAGAATTTCTTGAGGGTGGCGACTTATTAATATATGAACGCCCAGACAAAGACCATGAATATATCATGACTGTGGACGTATCAAAAGGAAGAGGTCAGGATTATTCTACGTTTAACGTAATCGACATTAGCACGAGACCGTTCAAACAGGTTGCTGTCTATCGCAATAATACTATATCTCCAATACTCTTTCCTAATATTATATATAAGTACGCAAATCTCTACAACGAGTCATATGTTGTTATCGAATCAAATGACCAAGGAACATTGGTCTGTCAAGGACTGTATCAAGACTTAGAATACGAGAATATCCATATGGAATCTGCCGTCAAAGCAGACCGTATTGGTATTGAAATGAATCGAAAGGTTAAACGATTGGGTTGTTCTGCAATCAAGGATATTCTAGAGAATACTAAACTAAATATTATTGATGAGAATACCATCATGGAAATCTCTACTTTTGTGTCAAGGGGTCAATCATACGAAGCTTCGGATGGTAATCACGATGACTTAATGATGAATCTAGTTATGTTTGGTTACTTTGTATCATCTCAATTCTTTGCTGATATGACTGATATTAACCTAAAAGAACTCATGTTTGCGAAGAAGATGAAAGAAATTGAGGATGATGTACCACCCGTAGGTTTCATTGATGATGGGTTATCCCAAGTCAGAGAAGAAGAAGAACAGAAAACGGCAGGTTGGCATACGTTCGAAGGTATGGATACTGGTGTGGAAGAATGGTAATGTATAAATAAAGGTATGTGAATATAATCGTATTATGAAAACTTATAATTAAACTAAAGGAAAAAAGTTATGGCTCTTTTTACACCCTCTGCTTCTCCTGCTGTAACAGTAAAAGAAATTGACCTGACGGGCGTAGTGCCTAACGTTCAAACTTCTACTGGTGCAATTGTAGGAAACTTCGGTTGGGGGCCTGTTGGAGTTGCGACTCTGGTTTCAGATGAATCTGGACTAGTTAGCACTTTCTCGGCACCGACTGACGAAAACACAGTAGATTTTCACTCTGCTGCGTATTTTTTAAGATATTCTAACTCACTCTATGTTGTGCGTGAGCAGGACAGTGATGGCGTTAATGCTGTCGCAAACCACACCTCCCTCGGTTCATTGACTGCACAAGCAATCAATAATCTAGACGCATTCGAAGGTCTGTCGCTTGACAGTTCTGATGGTGCATTCATCGCTAAGTACCCAGGCGAACTAGGTAACTCTCTAAAAGTTTCTATTGTAGGAACGGATAGTGCCGCCGGCGCCACAACCAACTTTAATAGTTGGGCATATAAAGACCAGTTTGATGCTGCTCCAGGCACTTCAACCTTCGTATCTAACCTCGGTGGTAGTAATGACGAAATCCACGTTGCGGTTATTGACGAAGATGGTGAATTGACTGGAACCGCTGGAACAGTTCTTGAAACATTCCCGTTCTTGTCCGTTGCTAAAAACGCAAAGGCATCTGACGGTACATCTAACTACTATAAAGATGTGTTAAAGACTCGTTCAAATTGGGTATATGCTGGTGGATTCCATACGGGTGACTCAGATAGTCTGAGTGACTTTGTAGGTACAAACTGGGGTAATAACGCAACAACAACTGGTGAGAACTTTGCGACTGGACAAAACTTCAGCGCAACTCAAAACACTTGGTCATTTGCTTCTGGTGTTACTTCAAGTTCAATCGGAACTGACGACATTATGCGTGGTTACGATAACTTCAACGACAAGGATAATATCGAGATTGACTTCTTGATTAGTCCTGAGTCTGTGTCAGATGCAACCGCAACAACTGTGGTCAATGATTTGGTAAGTATTGCAACTGCTCGTAAAGACTGTGTGGTTACTGCCTCACCTTCTCGTGCTGCTGTAGTTACAACTGGCACGAACGCTGCTGTTCTTGCTTGTAACAACACATACACCAAGTCTTCTTACTTGATACATGACAACAACTATATCAAAATATTTGATAAGTATAATGACAAATATATTAAGATTCCTGCTAACTCCTCAACTGCGGGTCTCATGGCTGCAACCGACTTAGTCGCTGCACCGTGGTACTCTCCTGCTGGTGCTAGACGTGGTAGATATCTTGGTATTACAGATATTATTGTGTCTCCAACTAAAGTAGAAAGAGACGCACTATATAAGGTAGGTATCAACCCTATTGCAAACATCCCTGGCGAAGGCGTTATGCTCTTCGGTGACAAGACTAACGAATCAAGACCTTCTGCATTTGACAGAATCAATGTTCGTAGATTGTTCCTCGCTGTGGAACGTGCAATTAGTATAGCTGGTAGAAACGTAATGTTTGAATTCAATGACGAGTTTACTCGTGCAGAATTCGTTAACATCGTTGAACCGTTCTTACGTGAGATTCAAGGAAGACGTGGTATCACTGACTTCCGTGTAGTCTGTGACGCAACGAACAATACACAAGCTGTGGTTGACCGTAATGAATTCATCGCAAGTATCTTCATCAAACCTGCACGTTCTATCAACTATGTAACATTGAACTTTGTTGCTGTTAGAACTGGTGTAGACTTTGAAGAAGTTGTTGGCACAGTTTAAGGAGTAGGAAAAATGGCAATATTAGGCGTAGATGATTTTAAATCGAAACTCAGAGGGGGCGGTGCTCGTCCTAATCTGTTTAAAGCGACCGTCAACTTTCCAGGCTATGCAGCGGGAGATGTAGAACTTACATCTTTCCTTTGTAAGACTGCTCAGTTGCCAGCGTCCGTAATGAATGTGTTTGAAGTTCCGTTCCGAGGTCGTCAATTAAAAATGGCGGGTGACCGAACATTTGAACCTTGGACAGTAACCATTATCAATGATACTGACTTCAGCATCCGTAACGCTATGGAACGTTGGATGAACGGTATCAATGCCCACCAAGCTAATACTGGTCTGAGTAATCCTATTGATTACCAATCAGACTTGATTATTGAGCAGTTGGATAGAGATGGTGAAACACTCAAAACTTATAACTTCCGTGGTTGTTTCCCGACTAATGTCAGTGCAATCGATGTGAGTTATGAGACTGTAGATGCTATCGAAGAGTTTACAGTTGAGTTCCAAGTTCAATATTGGGAATCTGATACCACTAGTTAATCTAGTTATAGATAGAGGGGTAAGGGGATAATCTCTTACCTCTTTATTATATACATTGAAGGTACATAAATGGCAGAACAAGACAATAGTATTCTCAAACTATTTGGTTTTGAAATCAAGAGACAAGACTCTAAATCAGACCAAAAAGAAAAAGAGAAGTTAAAATCAATTGTTGCTCCCACCGATGAAGATGGTGCGGGGTATGTTACTGCGTCTGGTAGCCACTACGGTCAATATATTGACATGGAAGGTAGTCAGGCAAAGGACAACCAACAACTCATTATGAAATATCGTGGTGTCGCATCACACCCTGAAGTAGATGCAGCTGTTGAAGATATCGTTAACGAATCAATTGTTGGTTCAGAAATGGATGTCACATGTGAATTGAATCTGGACAAAGTAGACGCACCAGATAGTATTAAAAAACAAATGACCGAAGAGTTCAACAACGTTTATGGTATGTTGAAATTCACCGATTTGGGTCATGACATATTCCGTTCATTCTATGTTGATGGTCGTATCTATCACCACCTCGTAGCGAATGAATCAAATCTTAAAGCTGGTATCCAAGAAATCAGAACGATTGATGCCGCAAAGATTCGTAAAGTAAAAGAAGTAAAACATAAGAAAGACCCAATAACTGGCGCAAAGGTTGTTGAGAAGGTCTCCGAATTTTATATCTATCAAGAAAGAGCAGGTGCAAATCAAGGCGTAAGACTTTCTCCTGATAGTGTTTCATATGTGTCTAGTGGTCTCCTTGACCCTAGTAAGAAACAGGTTGTGTCCTATTTACACAAGGCACTAAAACCAATTAACCAATTACGTATGATGGAAGACAGTCTTGTTATCTATCGTCTCGCACGTGCCCCCGAACGTAGAATTTTCTACATCGATGTCGGTAACATGCCACGTAATAAATCAGAATCATATATGCGTGACATTATGTCTCGTTATAGAAATAAGATTGTATATGATTCAAGTACTGGTCAACTTAAAGATGACCGCAAACACATGTCTATGTTGGAGGACTTCTGGTTACCTCGTAGAGAAGGTGGTCGTGGTACAGAGATTAGTACATTGCCTGGCGGTGAGAACCTTGGTCAGATTGATGACATCCTGTACTTCCAGAAGAGACTGTATCGTTCATTGAACGTACCTGTCAACCGATTGGAACAAGAAGCGCAATTTACACTAGGTAGGTCAACAGAGATTTCTAGGGACGAAGTTAAGTTCCAGAAGTTTATTGACCGTCTACGTAGAAGATTCTCAATGTTGTTTACTGGTATTCTCAAGAAACAACTTATCATGAAAGGTATTATTACCGAACAGGATTGGGAAGAGTGGAAGAATTCTATTACAGTTGACTTCCAAAGCGACAACCACTTCTCGGAACTAAAGGATGCAGAACTGTTACAAAACAGACTACAAACTCTAGACCAAGTATCACAATATGTTGGTGAGTACTTCTCACGTGAGTGGGCAATGAAAAACGTCATGATGATGTCTGACGAGGACATCGAAGAAATGAAAAAACAAGTCGAAGCTGAAAACTCAGTAGTAGACGAAGATGAGGAAATTTAAAATGAGTGAAGTAGAAAATCAAGAAATTGAAACCGTACAACCCCATGCGGTAGAAGAACTAATTAATCAAATCACTTCGGGTGACTTGACTAATGCAGAGGGTTCGTTCCATAGTATCGTTCAAGATAAGATGGCAGATGCACTAGAAGCACAACGTATTGCGACTGCACAAGCAATCTTTAACGACCAAGACGATGACATCGAAGACGAAGATGACTTCGAAGTGGACGAAGAATCCGAAGAAAATGAAGAAATTATTGCAGAATTAGAGGATGATGACGAAGAAACTGCATAAATATGTTGTTTCAAAAACATTATTCTTATAAATAATACTATGAAAACATACAAAGAACTTTTGTCAGAATTAAAAGAACGCAAGCCAAAAGGTGAAGTGGTCTTAGACAAGAAAGTTAAACGTATCCCTGTTCTTATCACTAAGGAGAAGGGTACTTTACCTTTTGTGGTACATATTGATGGTGACCGATTGGACGCTTTCAAATCACTAAAGGATGCAGAGAAGTCTGCGATGAGAGTAATAAAGGAATTAACCTAATGAAGTTAATTACAGAATTTACAGAAAACGAAACTCTACAATGTATAGTAGAGAAGAAAGAGAATGGCGAGAAAAGTTACGTCATCGAAGGCGTTTTCGCACAGGCAGACAAAAAGAATAGAAACGGACGTGTTTACCCCAAGGCCATTATGGAGAATGCGGTAAACAAATACGTAACAGAACAAGTATCTAAGAAACGGGCAGTAGGGGAACTAAACCATCCCGAAGGGCCGACAGTTAACTTAGACAAAGTTTCACATCTCATCACAGACCTCAGATTTGAGGGAAATGATGTGGTTGGAAAGGCACAAATATTGGAAACTCCAATGGGTAAGATTGTAAAAGGTCTCCTTGATGGTGGTGTCCAACTAGGAGTGTCAACTCGTGGTATGGGTAGTCTTGAGCAGAGAAACGGCGCAATGGTCGTCAAAGACGACTTTATTCTTAGTACGATTGACATCGTACAAGACCCTAGCGCACCTGAAGCTTTCGTTAATGGTATAATGGAAGGTGTAGACTGGGTTTGGAATAACGGTGTTTTAACGCCTCAAGTAATTGAAAAAATGGAGACTGAAATTAAACACGCTCCGAAAACTGTCTTATATGAGACAAGTGTTCGAGAGTTCAAGAATTTCCTCTCGTTAATTAAATCTAATATGTAAGGAGTCAATTATGACTGAAGAAAGTAAAGTCGAAGTTGAACTTCACGATGAAGACATTAACGACATTGTGGAAGAAACTCTCGAAGAAGGAAGCGCTCCTGCTCCTAAAGGGAAACCTGATACAAATGCAACTGACGAAGAAGAGTCAATCGCATCTGTAGATAAAGCAGCAGACGCAACCAAAGCAAAACAAGCTCCTGCACCGAAAACAAAAGCGGGCATGATTAATGCAATGAGCATGAAGTTACACGCTATGAAAAAAGCAGACCTTCAAGCCTCATACGGCAAGATGATGGGCGAAGAAGTTGAAGTAGACGATGCAATCGTGGAAACACAGATTGATACCTCTGCTGAACTGGACGCATTAGTCGAGTCTGAAGCTACTCTCAGTGATGAGTTTAAAGCTAAAACCGCAGTAATTTTCGAAGCAGCTGTAAAATCAAAACTATCAGAAGAAGTTGATAGAATTGAAGCGCAGTACAAGGAAGAGTTGGCAGAAGAAATTTCTTCTACTAAATCAGAACTTGTAGAGAAAGTAGACAGCTACCTGAACTACGTAGTTGAAACTTGGATGGAAGAAAATCAAGTTGCAATCCAGAGCGGTCTCCGCACTGAAATTGCCGAGACTTTCATGGACAAAATGAAAGACCTGTTTACAGAGTCTTACATTGAAGTACCTGAATCCAAGGTTGACCTAGTTGACGAACTGGCTGAGTCAGTAGAAGAACTTGAGACTCGTCTCAACGAAACTACTCAGAAAGTTATTGACACTACAGAGGAACTGGAAGTATACAAACGTGAAACGATTATTCGTGAAGCGACACGTGAACTTGCAGAAACTCAAGTTGAAAAATTGAAATCACTCGTTGATGGTTTGGATTTTGATGACGAAGAATCTTTCGCATCTAAAGTAAAAACTGTAAAAGAGTCGTATTTCTCAAAAGAAATCACTGATAAGGGTGAAGTAGAACAAATCATTGAAGACGCTGATGAAACATCTGAAGTATCTTCTGTGATGGAATCCTATCTAGCAACTATCAGAAAAACAGCATCTAAATCATAAGGAAAAATTAAAATGCAATCTTACGACACATTAATCGAAAAGTGGGCTCCAGTTCTTAACGAAGAGTCTGCTGGCGTGATTGGCGATAATCACCGCCGTGCAGTTACCGCTGCAATCTTAGAAAACCAAGAAAGAGCAATGATGGACGACCGTCAGGCTTCTCATGGTTTTATGACCGAAAACGCTGCTGCTGGTGCTAATAACACTGGTTCAGTAAATAACTTTGACCCAGTACTAATCTCATTAGTACGCCGTGCAATGCCTAACCTCATCGCTTATGATGTGTGTGGTGTTCAACCTATGAATGGCCCAACTGGTCTCATCTTTGCGATGAAATCACGTTACCAAGGTGGCGCTACTGCAAATCGTGAAGCACTATTCAACGAAGCTGAAACTCAGTTCTCTGGTGATAGTTCTGGTACTCACGACAGTGACAACGCTTCTGGTTGGAATGGTGTTGACAGTGAAGGCGCTCGTTTGACTGACCTTGCTGCTGGCGGAATGCCAACTGCGGACGCTGAAGCACTTGGTCGTGTTGGTGGTTCATCTTTCAACGAAATGGGTTTCACCATTGAAAGACAGACTGTAACTGCTAAGTCACGTGCTCTTAAAGCTGAGTACACTTTAGAACTTGCACAAGACCTTAAAGCGATTCATGGTCTTGACGCAGAAACAGAATTGGCTAACATCCTCTCTACTGAAATCCTTGCGGAAATCAACCGAGAAGTTATCCGTACTGTTAACAGCCAAGCGAAAACTGGTGCTCAACAAGCTAACGTTACTGCAAAAGGTATCTTTAACTTGTCTTCTGACGCTGATGGTCGTTGGTCTGCTGAGAAGTTCAAAGGTCTAACTGTACAGATTGACCGTGAAGCAAACGTAATTGCAAAAGAAACAAGACGTGGAAAAGGTAACGTAGTTATCTGTTCTTCAGATGTTGCTACTGCACTTGCTGCTGCTGGTTCTTTGGACTACTCACCTGCAATCAGCAACAACCTTCAGGTTGATGACACTGGTAATACTTTTGCTGGTGTATTAAACGGACGTATCCGTGTATACATCGACCCTTATGCTAGCACTGATTATATCACTGTTGGTTATAAAGGTACTAACCCGTATGACAGTGGTGTATTCTACTGCCCATACGTACCGTTGCAAATGGTTAAAGCAGTTGGTGAAGATGACTTCCAACCACGTATCGGGTTTAAAACTCGTTACGGTATGGCTTCAAACCCATTCGTTGGTGCTACACCTTCTGACGGTCTTGCTGCTGCAAAGACTAACCAGTACTACAGAATCTTCAAGGTTACTAATATCTTGACTTAATCTGTAATAAGAAGAGTGATTGGATTGGGAGCGCCCAGTCGTTAAATCACCGTTCTTTAAGGGAGACTTTCGGGTCTCCCTTTTTTTTGGCATAAAAAACCCCACCGAAGTGGGGTAAAGGAAAGTTGGAGCGGAGAGATAGAATTGCACTACCACTTCTAGGTTGGAAACCTAATGTTCTACTCTTTGAACTATCTCCGCATTGTTTGTATATAGTACCACACTATACAGTTAAAGTCAAGCCACTTTTACCAATTCTTTTACATTTTCTGTTTCCCTATTTTGCGGTAGGAATCCAAGAACACGTAAAGGAAAAACTTTCAGTCCACAATGTTCCAACGCAGCCTTGTGTTGATTCAGTTGTTCTATGAATTTCTTTCTTTTTAGTTCAAGTGGCAACTTTGCAGTTGGCGCTTTCACATGTCCAATTAAGTCAGTATACTTCCCTGTTTCCATGTAACGTTGAACAGCTTGCATGATAACACGATACTGATAACCTTCACCAATACACACACCGTATGTATCACTATCTTCATTATATTCACCACCAACGACATGTTCAGTCGATGCGTGATTTTCAACCCACTCTTGTACTCTTACGGGTGAGGGAAATAATCTGTAAGGTTGTGGGGTTCCAACTTCTTCCATAACCATATTCAGTACACGACCCTTACATGATGCATCACGAGTTCTACCGTAAATACGTGTGAACTCTTTACGAATAGCATCTTCGGTGTTAGGGATACGTCCGTCAGATACCTTACGACTAAGGTGATGTCGCATATCCACTTCCTTGTTGAGATGTTTGGGATAACCCTCATTCTCTCGTGCTTGTACATCTTCCATCTGTGATGGTGTACCGACAAGTAGTGTGAATATCCA